TTCTTTTTTAATTTGTAACTTGTAATTATCTTCTTTTAATTTCATAGTTGCAATAATACTGTCCTGAATAGTAACTTTATTTTGAGTTTGTTTTAATTCGGTTTCAGTCAATTTATGAACTTCAGTTAATTGATCCAATTTATTTAAATCCAAGGCAATTTGTTTAGCCACACCATAAGGAAGACAAATTTGTGTTGTATCCTGTTTAACCTGACTAAAGATTATTGACGGAATTAAGGTTAATAATAATATCACTAATAACTTTTTCATTTTTAATATTTATATCTTTTATGGAATAAACTATCAAGTTGGGATACATCCATTTTTGAAATTTCCTCTCCCTTATCTTTATAATATTCTCGTATTATTGTTTTTTGATTTCTAACTTGAGCAATTGTTGAGTCAATTTTGGTTAATTCACTTTTATATCCCTCAATTGTTTTATCAAGTTGTTGTTGGTTTTTTAAAATTAAATCAATATCTTTATTTAATTGTTCTAATTTATACTTATCTAATTCGGGCATTTGGGGTTTTGGTGTGAACAAATAAACCGCCAAATAAATTACGAATAATCCTATTCCGACAATTAGAATATCCTTAAAATTTGTTTTTAAAAATTGTTTCATTTTTCAGGTGTTTTCTTTTTTGATGCAATTACTTTAGACCATTTAGATTTAAATTTCTCGTAATATGTTTGCAATTTATTGATAAATTCAAGGAAATCGTCATCTAACTTAATCATAGTCCCGTTTATATATACTCCTTTAGATTCCCCAATTGAGAAGAAAAATTCAAGATCCAATTCTGTGATTTTACCTGACCATTCAACATTGTTTTCGTAAACATTAAGTTTATTAAAATCCACGATTTCCGCAACTTCAGTTACGAACTCATCCATACTTTCTTGGAATGCAATTTTATCATCAGTCGTTAATTGAATGTCTGTGCTATCGGTTCCGTGAAGAACTAATATACCCCCAGATATTCGGTAAGCTTTTTTCTTTTCAGGTTTACTTACTTTCTCCTCGTTGTCATCCTCCGCAGTTTCGTAATCAATCTCTTCTTCCGAATCTTCTAATGGATTAATTTTTTTTGTGATATCAGTAGTAGGATTGGATTGTTCGGTAATCATACCATAACTTTTTCTAATTCTATTAGATTCTTCATTTAATAAATTACCTCCAAGTAATCTTCTTGATGATTCCAATAATTGTTTTAACTCCTCGTAATTATTCATTTTCAATTTTATTTATAAATTGTTCAAAATTAAAAGCCGGACTAACATCTGTAAATTCAATATCAAAATTACTTTTAGTCACAATACCTTCATATCTTTCAACACCATTTATTTTAGTATTATGTCCAATACATTCTTTATTTATGGAGAGTTCTTTGGTTAGTTTTTTACATAATTCAACAGTGTTTTCTATTTGAATTTCAGTATATGGTTGCCAAAAAAAGTAATCTCTCCACTTTTTTTCATATATCTTCTCTTTATAAATATTACCAATCCAATTAATGTGTGAATTTTTTAATGGTTCTTTTTCCATCCACCCTAAATTCTCTAAACATATTATTATAGAATTCCTATTTATATTGACATCGGAGAAATAATTAGTGTGTTCATTATCGTTTAATAGTTTCAAAATTTTACCCTCTCTATTTATTACATAGTTTGGAATTTTGTCGTATTTACCGTTATAACGATACTTTAAAGACATCAAATAATTTTTAATTTCCCTTGAGGAGTGTGTTAAAATTATTTGTTTTTTCTTTTTCTGTTTACCTGTCGGTTTAAATTCCCCGTATTTTACAATATCAATCATTCTTTCTTATACACTAACCTTTTTTTATTTTTCACTCCCCTATCATATAGTTCATAATCGTCAGTTGTGTCAAATAATTCCTCATTTGTGACTTCATCAAATGACGGTATTGGATCATCTTTCATTACCTCATCAGATATTTCTTCAGATGTTTCGTAATTCGCAAAACTATCTTCTTTAGTTTCATATGGTGTAAACGCCAATGCGGTTGGTTCATCTTTCAAATCTTCAGGTGTTGGTGTGGGAAGTTTACCTTCTTCTCTCAATCTTTTAACCTTTTCCCATATTTTTTTTACTTGTTCGGTATTTGGTCTGTGTTTGATTGGTGTTTGTTCGGTTGTCAACTCCTCAACAATATCCTCCAATAATTCTTTTGTGGTGTCAGGTTTTTTTCGTAAACCTTTAAATGCTTGATTGGTTGCAATAACTAATGTGATTGCTAATGGATCAAAAACAAAGATTAATATTAATATAAAAAGGTTGGCAGTTTTCTTAATATCCCAATTTAAAAGTTCGCTAACATATTTTAACGCACCCAATTCACTACCTGAAATTTCTTCTGATTCCATATTCAAAATATCAACATCAAGTTTTGTGATACTATCATTCATTGAATCAATTCTTTTTGCAATGGTATCCCTTCTAACTTGTGCTTGTGATAATTGTGTTTCAAACGACTTTCTGTTGGCATTATTCGCTTTAGTGACTACTTGTCCCGTTTTTCTATCCACAGATTGTGTTGTGGTGTTATTGGACAATCCATCTCTTAATTTGGTGATGTCCCCATCTAAAGTTGTTTTCTCTTCACTTAACTCATCCTTAACTTCCTCAAATCGTTTCTTTTTAACCTCAATGTTCTTAACTTGTTTCTCGTTTATTTCAAGTTTTGCAATATTCCCTTGGAATCCTGTGCTTAATAAACCGTAAATCCCAAGTGAGGTAATAATAGATAGGGTAACTAATGCAATTGTCAGATATATTTTTAATACTCCGTATGTCTCTTTCCATTTATCGTGTAGATAGGTGGCGATTGCGATTTTAGATATTTCAAGGAATGATCCCATAATAATTACAGGTAATGCAACCCCAACAAATACGATTGATAATCCGACAACCGAATAATACGCTGCCGTTCCAGATAACCCTAAGGCACAAAATAATAAAAACCAAGGTAAAAATTTTTCTTTCATAATAATTGTTCTGTATTTATAAATACCATTATAAAGTATTTATATGATTATGTCATTACTTAAAGAATCAATTCGTAAAATTTTATTACAAGAAAAAACAATTGCACAGATATCTACTTCTATTGAGGTTACCTTTAATTTAGAAATTGATCGTAAAAAACATTCTTATGATAGAAAAACAAGACCTGAATTAAATGATGTTGGGTATAATCAAAGACCGATTGAAAGTAGAGAAATTAGGGAGGTTGTAATGCTTGCCAAAACTGAAATTGCCGAAAAAATAGTTTATGGTGAAATTGTGGATGGGGAACCATTCGTGGTTAAGTCAGAAAAGTGGGAATTGGCAATCCCTTTAAATCCTGTTCATATATCGGGAACAAATTGGGTATTAGAGGTATTCACCGTATTTAGAGAATCAAAAAACAATCCTTTTAGAACGGGTAGAAATCAACTTGTAATTTGGGTGTAAAAATAAAACCCCCCTTGGTACCAAGAGGGGAGTGTAGTTTCATCTTATCTCAAGGATAAGATTGAGGAGTTTCACCTTGAGAACGTCGTGTCTCATTCCGCCGAGTTGTTAGGGTAATCTCGGTTCAACCCTTTTCATTTCTTTTACAAATATATGAAGTTTATTGTAAACTGCCAAATTTTATTTAAATAAAATCATCTTTAGGTCCGTTATCAATCAATGTTTCAACTTTAATTTCACCATCAATAAACCTTGATACTGAACAATGTTCAATTTCAACATCACCTTCAATGGTGTTTTTAAATTCATTGTATTGTTCTTCATTCTCTAATGAACCACATTGAGTTGCCGGTGACTGATATACTTTCAATCTATATGCACCATATGGATTTTTTAACTCATTGGTTTCCCAAATTAAATTATCAAAGGTATAATTTTCAGTCCCATCGTTGGTAAGAAATTTACCTTTTTCATCTCTTTTATAAAATGCCGATCTATGATATCCACAATTATTACAATTTAGATATTCTTCACCTGTATTGTAATAAAAATCACTAAATGATTCTTGTTTACAATTTGGACACTCAATATAATCTATTACACTTCCCATTTTTATTTTTTTAGTTAATTATTATAATTTTATTTAAAATTTCAATAATGTTACCATATTCAAAATATGGTATTCGTATTAAATTAATTCCATTATCGTCACAAAATTTATTTTTTATTTTATCTCGTTTTTTTATTTTTTTTAATTTCTCATCTCCCCCAAAACATTTTAACGATTTATAATGTTGTTCCCCATCATATTCAATACAAATATTTTGTTTAGGTATATAAAAATCAAATCGTAATTTTTTTTCGTAAACACATTCATCAAAAGTTTTCTCACGAACATAGTCAATTTTGTTATCATCTAAAAATTGTTTAATTAATATTTCACCTTTAGATAATTTACAAATTGGGCATCCACTTTTTTTACTTAAATGATCATTAGGTCTAACCCCAAAAATTCCGTGAATGGGACATATAACATTAATTTTTGTTGTATTATTTTTATATTTAACTTTTGTATAATCATAGTTGACTCCGTGTATTTTTATTGATTGTTCTATAAATTCTTCGGTTGTTGGTTTATACACATTACCACATTTTTGACACCCCACACCATTAAGATGGTGATGAGGTGATTGTAAAAATTCTCCGTGCGTTGGACATATGATTTTAATCTTATTATCAGTGTGAGAATATTCCGAATGAGAGTAATCGTATTTAAAGTTATGAATAATATTAAATCTTTCAATTATATTTTTTTTAACATTATTACTTTTAGAAATTGCGGCGTTACTACACTTATTACATCCCACTTTTTTTGATAAATGATCATTAGGTCTAACCTCAAACATTCCGTGAATGGGACATATTAATTTAACTTTAACCCCATTACTAACATATTCAACTAAAGAATAATCATATTTTTCATTATGAATTTTAATTGAATCTCCAATAAATTCTTCTTTTGTTTTTTTTCTACTCATATTTATAAGTATAACAAAAGAACGGAAAAGACAAATTATTATAAATAATCAAATAATTCAGTGGTTTCGTTTCTTAATTTCCTTAAAGCCCTTTGTTTTATCTGACGAACTCTCTCTTTTGTCAAACCAAAATCCGAACCAATATCCTCTAAAGTTCTTGGTGTACCGGATAGTCCAAAATAATCTTCAATGATTACTCGCTCTCTTTCGTCCAAGACATTGAGAGTATTTATTAATTTTTCTTTAAGGATGTCCGCAGTGTTAAACGCCGCATCAGGAGCGTCAGCGTCCATATTTGGAATCATATCTATGAATGTATCACCTTCATCGTTAATATTCATATCCAAATCAATCATTGATGGTAATGATGAGAATTTATCGGATAATTTACCCCCATTACTCTCAATTTCTTTTTTCGCCCTGTGAAGATCTTGAACCACATTTACCGGTAACCTGATTGTTCTTGCGTTATCATTCAATGATTGGATGATTGATTGTTTAACCCACCAAACCGCATATGAAATAAACCTCAAGTTTTTACTCCAATCAAAGTTTTTAATTGCCTTCAATAATCCCAAATTACCTTCGGCAACCAAGTCAGGAAAGTCCAAGCCTTGATTTTGATATTGTTTTGCAACAGTAATGACAAATCGCAAATTACCTACCAATAATTCTTGCTCAACCTGTCTTCGTTGGTTATCAGTTAAAGTATCTGACATCATAAGTTTTGACAATTCTTTTTCCCTTTCAGGTGTCATAACTTTAATCTTCCTAATATCTTTTAAATAGTGAGAGATTTCGTCCTGATTAATAGGCATTCCTGTTCCTTTTTCCTTCATATATTTTATTTTGAGTATTCTTCCAATTTTAGTTTCTCCACACTCGTGAGAGAATCCATTCCTTCATCATTGATTTTATCAAGAAGTTCATCCAAAGACATATTACATACATCTTCTTTTTGTTTGTCAGTGATTAATGGATTATTTAATTTAACCATATCAATTAACATATCTAAATATGGATTAGGTTTCTGTGATTCAAATATAAAGTTATTATCAACCTTATCTTCGTTATTGATAGATAAAAGGTGTTTTTCTCTGTCCTTACCCATATTTGTTGTCATAATTCCACCGAAGGGAATAAGGGTAAACATAATATCTTCAAACTCTTCAAATACCATACCAACATAAATTGACATTTCGTCGTACATCAAATCAGATTCAAAATGAAAAATTGCATTCCCATCACCATAAACAAATTTTACTTGATCGGAAATTACAATAGGTTGTATTTCTTTACCGATTCTATTGGTTAACTCTTCACTAGATATAGTTTCAATTTCACCGTATACAAACATTAGATACCTCATATTATTTTTTTTACAAAGATATAAATAATTCTTAAACTGACAATTTTTTAGATTCTTTATTATTTTTTCTTTTTAATAATGCGTCTTCTTTAGACAAAAGAAACTTAACTTTTGGGTTTGGTGTTTCCTCATTATAAGGTATTAAGTTCTCAACCCTTCTAATGGATAAGTCAACATATTCTTGATTTAAATCAATTCCCACATAGTTTCTATTATTTAGTTTCGCCATTTTTAATGTGGTTCCACTTCCACACATAGGATCCAATACCAAATCACCTTCATTACTCCAAGATAGGATATGATCTTCTGCTAATGATTCAGGGAATATTGCGGGATGTTGGAAAGCGATGTCGTCTTTGGATGAGAATCCTTTTCCGTTATTGATATACCATACATTATATCTGGTTCCAAATTCGGATACGACAAATCTGTCAACCTTTTTGAGGTTTCCATCTTTTTCTCTTTTTGACGGATCACCA